TAGCCGATCAATTCACAAGAGAACTAAAAATCACGTTCAAGTTAACTGATGCATATTTGAACTATTTTATCTTTTTGGATAATGCCCTGAACTACTTGGAACCAGCCAATATATCAAATGAAAACTCTCAGAACTCATTGGGTCAAGCACTATCGGTGCCCGCCGCGGCTAACAATAATCATCCGTTCTTTCAGCCGATTAGGCTGACTCTATTAAACAATGAGGGGTATGCAGTCTCTTCGATTATCTTTAATAGACCAATGTTAAAGTCACTTAGTGAAATGAACTTGTCGTATTCTTCGATAACTCCACAGTTCACAACATTCACAACAACTTTCCAGTACTATAATTTTGATTTAGAGCTAGACTTTGACTAACTATTATATGTCAAAACTAGTAAGAGTATACTCAAGATCTTCGTGAGTTCCTGAAACTACTCCACCTGGTAAATTATTAACATCTCCAACCGTCACATTGAACGTCATACCTAGTGCTGCATTACATCCACCTACAAGTTGTGGACTAACATAAAACAATAACCCATCTTGAGCAATGACTTTAGTTAGGTCATCGATTGTTAGCGTGGTACCGCTGACACTAACTCCATTGCCTGCAAGAACGCCAATTCCTCCAGGAGTTGTTCCAGAATTGATTGATAGATTCAATTGAATCGTCGTGCCATTCTGAACTCTAGTCCAATCAAGAGGTTCAAGCGAGCAATTTACGATAACTGCTGAATTCGGAATACCTGGAAGGCACTCTGTTGAAGTTTTTTCAATTTTTGAGTTCATCAAAAGAGCCACAGTAGTCGTCGTTGTGGTCGGAGCAGCAGTAGTCGTTGTGGTCGGAGCAGCAGTAGTCGTTGTGGTCGGAGCAGGTTTCTCGGCCCAACTGTTTGCAACCTGGTCTCCGCTATCAGTTCGGCGATTAACATTAATTCTTTCCATAACATTAGAGCTTTTACGCTTAGACGTGCTCTCAAAGCTAGGAAAGTATGTTTCAACCTCAATTGATAGGGTTACGTTGATTTTATTATTATCAACGAGCGTAAACTTGTATTGTTTATCAACTGTTTCAGTTGCTGGAAATTGGAACTGTGCTGGGATTCGGACTCCATTGTATTGAAAGTAGACTACTCGATTTGAGTAGTTGATGTTTAGCATGCTCTCGGCTATCTTAAACGCCTTGTTCAAATTATCACAAATTATCTTCACGTCAAATTTAACAGACAATGGTAATGAGAACAACTGCGCTGAATATCCGGTCAAGACATTTTGATCATTATCGCCCTTTTCAGTTTGTGTAAAACTACCTCTAACAAACTTATTAGTGATATCTGAAGATTTTATTTGGAAGCTAGATAGAGTAACAATACCTCTTGGAATAATATCATAGGTTCCTTCAGCCACCGGAATTCGGCAATTATCGGGAAGTCCGATGTAGAAATCTTTTAGGAAACCTTCATCGGTTCCGTAATTATAGACGAACGGAACGCTGAACTGTTCTTTGTGGTCGTCCCTAGCGAGAGTCAATACCATTTCACCATTTAGCAGATCAAGTAGAGCAATCGTTAAATTCCTTAGGAAAATGTCATCTGTGTTAAGAGTCTTCATGAAGTTATTTATCTAAAAACAAAAAGCCTCCAAAAAATGGAGGCTTTCTTAGTGGAGGTGACGGGAATCGAACCCGTGTCCGCTTGACCTTCAACCACACTCTCGTTCACACGCTTAGTCACGTTTGTTAACCTGACGAAATTCACAATTCCCTTATTTTAGCAGTTCGGTTTACTGAGAACTAATCTTCTGCTCGCTGTCACGGTAGCGAATTCCGTTTTGCAACTTTATTTTAGTCAAGCAGTTGCCGCTTGGTCACTTATGCAGCTAAAAGCTCTTCAGCGACAGGAGTGTTAACGCCTTGGTTAACTAGGCTCCAGAAGTTAGTGTTGCCACTTAAAAATTGCGATACGTTTTTACGAGTCTTAGCACCATCCTCGGCGTGCGAGCGTACCTGAACTGCCCACGTCAAATCCAAGCACCCCCATATAAGGTTATTATACTACATTATTTATAGATGGTCATAGTTCTCACAAATTTTCAACAGGACTGATAAATAACCTAAAATAAGTCACCCTTTAAATGGCAGACATTAGCAACTCAAATACAAGCTTAAGGCTTTTTACCAATCTGAAAATAAGAGTCAGAGATATACTTGGTGAAAGTATTCAGTTTTTACAGGACAAGTTTAAACAAAGTAGATCCGTATTTACAGCGGCTTCCCCATTCGGTCAGCTCTTGATCGTTGTAGAAAATTTAAGTCAATTGATTTTTTACTACATCGAGGACGCTGTTACTGAATTGAACATCAATGAGGCAAGTAGAGTTTCTTCAATTTACTCGCTAGCCACTCTTTCAGGCCATAACCCAAGTCGAGCAATTGGAGCAACCGGGCAAATCAGAATGATTCGAAAGCCTAATATCAATCCGCCAGCTTCAAAGGTGATCTTAAATAACCTATTTAGAGTTAGATGCGAAAATAACGGTTTGATCTATGCAATTGAGCTTGTACAGGAGGATGTTAGACTTGCTCTAACCGGCGCCGAAACTACTGCAATCTTTAATATTAGACAAGGCCAAATTGAATCTCAAACCTTTACCGCTAAGGGCCAAGCTTTTGAAAGTTACCAGCTTGGAGCTCCAAACAATTTTTACATCGATAATTTCATGGTCAATGTTTACATTAATGGTGAACAATGGACAAAATACGAATCTCTGTTAGACATTCCTAGAAATGCAAAAGGGTTTATCGCAAAGACCGGTATAACTAACGGTTTAGACATTTACTTCGGAAACGGGTCATTCGGTAAAATACCGACAACTGGTTCAACTATCGTAGTCGAGTACTTGACGACTGACGGTTCTGCCGGTAATGTAAAAGTTGACGATGTGAAGCAGGTAATATTTAGTTTTGTCGATACTGGCTTCTCTCCAATTGGAGAAGAGATCACGATGCCAGATTACTTTACTATCTCAACAGTAAGTCCTCCGAATTTTGGAGTAGATCCAGAAGATCCGGTTTTGACCAGATTAATTGCGCCAAAAGCGTCAAAGAGTTTTGCCCTTGTCAATCTAGACAATTACGAAATTCTTCTACAGAAGCTGCAAATGTTTTCAACCATTAAAGTTTTCTTGGATCAGGATTCGACTGGCAACATATTAGACTCAAGAATGATTAACTTGTTCTTGGTCCCAGATGTTTCTCAAATGTTCAATAACGGAACTGACTATTTTAATTTAGCGACTGCTAATTTTAAATTAACGGCTTTCCAAAAGAATGAACTGTTGAAGTACATTGAAAAGTCCGGAACTAAAATGATTTCGTCTGACGTAAAGATCGTTGACCCAAAAATCACTAGATACATTTTAAACGTCAGCATCATTGCATTTGATGATATTACTACGGACATTATAAAATCCGATATTGCTGATGCAATCGGAAATTACTTCATTAGGTTAAAAAGACAGGACCGAGTTCCAAAGAGTGATTTAATTAGAGTAATTGAAGACCTAAAGGGAGTTGACTCAGTAAACGTTAACATAATTGGAGAAGCTAACGAAAATGCACTAACTCTAAATCCATCATCTACTAACTTAGTCGGATTGGACGAATTTAACGATATAGTAATTGGACTTGATGAGTTTCCGGTAATTAGAGGAGGCTGGAAGGATTCACTAGGTAATGCCTATTCTGAAGGACTATCTGACACCTCATTGGGAGCTCTAAACATTCAAATTAAAGCTCAAATTCCTCGTAAAAATATTGGTATTGTATGATAAGAAACTCTTTATACCAAGTTGTGTACAATAGAAAAGACAATCGCCTACATTTGGGGTACAAGTACAAAAATGCCCTAATGAAAAGGATTTTGTCTAACCAGATGTTTGGAGCAAATCCAATTTTGGACGCTTTCATTGCCTATCTAGAAGCCTATCTCTATGAGCACATTGAAGCCGTTAAGCAAATAAAGATTTTTGCAAATCCTGCTCTGGATAAAAACGAAAACAGACTTAACTAATCCCATGAGCGGAGTATTCACAAAAGAAAAGAAGGCACAAATCAAAAGTGAGCTTGAGGACCTACTTCGAAATTACTCAGGAGGACCTACTCCGGAAGAAGATAACATTGATGAACAGCTTGCTGAAATAGCAGCGGCTCCTCCGTTAAACTTCGCTGAAATGAATTATGAATTTGAGAAAAAGGCAAAGGACATCACCGGCTCAATGCTCAAATTCTATGTTGATCTTGGAGTAATTGAAAAACATGATTACATAAAACAGAAACAGATTCTTGACAACTCCAGCATTCAAAATATCTTTTTTCAATTAAAGACGATTCGAATGGCAATCGAAAAAATTGCAGAGGAAATAAATCAAGGAAACACCCACCCTAGACTTTTTGAGGTCTTTGGGCAATTACAAGATAAATTAACCACAGTCGTTAAAACTCAAGCAAACTACATGCTATTCCTAGAGGATACGTATCGTAAGATGAATCAGGAAATCACTCAACGTGATACTAATCCGGAATCATCGCAACGGGCTTTACCGACAAGCACCACTGATTATTACATAACGGCTGGCACAAAAAATCTAATGAAAGAGATTGACGCAATCGAGGTTGAGGAAGACTTGTCTGACACTAGACATCTAACACACCCATCCAAAAAAGTAGAGGTCATGGTTGAACGCGGAATTTCAAACGCGGTAATGCAGGAAGAGGATGATAATGATGACTTCTTAGATGACGTTAACTCATTAATATGAGAGACTTTATAGCAAACAGCGGAGGTCGAACCCAAATGAAACTCTCCAATCTAGATCAGGAGAATAGTGCAATTTGGACGACTGAGAAGGTTCAAAAACTTCTTGACGATTTTGAGAATGGTATGATTGACATCAAGACCATTAAAAATTCGCCGTTTAAAGATAATGATCCGGTCTGGAAAAAAGCGAATATCGTTTTTGAATACACACCGGAAGAGCTTGAAGAAATCAAGAGATGTAAACACGATCCAGTTTACTTCGCATCAAAGTATGCGCAAGTAATGACAGAAGATGGGATTCAACAAATCACACTAAGGGATTACCAAGAAGAGATCATTAGATCCTTTAAGAATAGTCGTTTCAATTGTTTGATGGCATCCCGACAAATCGGTAAGACTGTTATGTCGGGAGTATTCATTGCATGGTACCTAGTATTCCACACCGATAAAAACGTATTAGCTGTTGCTAACGTTGCCTCTACTACCAAGGAAGTATTGGACAAGATTAAATCAGTACTTGAGAACTTACCGTTCTTTCTTAAACCTGGCTGCATTTCAAATAACGTAATGTCGCTTAAGTTTGATAACGGCTGTCGTTTGATTGGTCGTACCACCACTAAAAATACAGGTATTGGTTTTACGATTCACGTACTGTACATCGATGAGTTCGCTCACATCAATCCGTCTTACCTAGACTTCTTTTATCGAGCGATCTATCCTACTATTTCAGCATCAACCAATTCAAAGGTTATTATAACGTCCACTCCGAATGGCATGAATCGATTCTATGAGATCTACATGGATGCGATGAATGGCTTAAATACTTACGTACCTCTACGAGTTGACTGGTGGCAGGTGCCAGGTAGGGATGAGGAATGGAAGAAAATGACGATTGCGAACTTAGGTTCTGAGGAAGACTTTAATCAGGAATACGGGCTACAGTTCTTTTCTTCTGATAAATTATTGCTGCCGTCAAAAGACCTAAAAAAGATCTTTTCGTTCCGCACTACA